AGCCGTCCTGTCGCGCCGCCTGATCGGGATAGACGAATTCGACGCCATCGGGGCCAATCCGCTTGATCCTCACGTCCGGGTCAATTGCCCGCGCCAGCTCGAGGGCTTGCTCGATCTGCGTTTTGGTCGGCATGGACGGGGCGAGGGGCTTAGCCATTGGCCTTGCCCCCATCGTATAGTTTCGATCCGCGACTCACTCTTTGCAGATGAATCGCGTCCAGGCAGTTTCGGACTGCTAGGGAGATATTGACGACAACCACGGTTTCAGCGTTGTAAAGCGCATCCCGGAAAACCTCGTCCATCTGCGCCAGCTCAGGGACGGCTTTGCCGCTGTCCACTAGCGCGTTGATCTGCTCCTCTGAGCTGTCAATGATTTCAGCGACTGCACTCGGGAAAGTCCTACGTTGAAAATCGTTAGCGTCGTGAATGCCGTGCAGAACGTACCGGCGATCCGCGATCAGAACAATCTGATCAGCAGTCCAAGCTCGGCCGCGCTCATATCCCGGCGCGTCGGTCATCATGCAGGCGCGGTGAAGCCAGAAACCAAAGTCACCATTGGGCGGCATGTCTGGCGCAACGCCACCTAACTCTTTCCGCCACTCAAGCCCAGCAATCTTGCCAAGTTCCCAGTCGCTGAATTCCCACCTAAGCGCCCTTGCTATCTCGCCGGAATGACCCAGGCGAAGCCCTGCGCGGTTGAGGGCTCCTGCAATAGCAAAGAACAGTACGGCGGTCACTCCGAAGAGATTGGCATTGGCGCCACCATGATCTGTCGGCTCAGGCGCCAAGCCGCGTTCGATCAACAATTGAACGTTGCGGCGCCCAATGCCAATCGCTTGCCCGAGCTCGCCCGTGGTGAAGGTTTCAGGATCTATGTGTTTTGGACGCGCCATGAATCGAAAACTATCACTTACGGAACGTTCTGCAAGGTGTAATTTGTGTCACCTGTTTGCTGAAAGCATCAGATCGCCGATGCCGCTGCACAAGCCGTCCATATCCTCGGCCAGACGCTGCATGAGCATCGAGGCCGCATGACGCGCCTTCAAATCGGCGGGGTCGCTCTGGACGGCATCCATTACGATATCGAGCGCGCGCACGGCGCCCTGCACAGTGAGCGCCTGATCCTCGAGCGCGCGAAGGCTTTCCTTGATCTGCATTGTCTCTGTCTCCTGTTGTGGTAGTGTTCTTAAATAGAACATATAGGATGTTCCCAAATGGAACAAGGTGGCATTTCAATTGCGCAGATCAGGGCGGGCCGGGCGCTGATCGGTTGGTCGCAGGCCCGGCTGGCCGAGGCCGTTGGCGTTGCGGCCATGACAATCAAGCGCGCCGAGGGTTCGGGCAGACCTGCCCCCTCGGAAACCACGCTGGCCGCGATCCGCGCCACCCTCGAGGCGGCCGGGGTGGATTTCATCGCTGAGAACGGCGGCGGGCCGGGTGTGCGCCTGCGCAAGTAACGGGGCAGGCCAGCGTCCTGCATGACCTGCCCCTGCGCACCGCGCCCCCACCGACACAGGGGGTAACCTGGGGGCCGCGCGCTGTCGGGGTTCTGACGGGACTCTCCGACTGATCCGGGCCGCAAGCCAGCTCTGAAATGGCGAGGGCGGCCGCCTCATCTTCATTCCTCTCGCTTCCAATCGACCAGGTGCAGGGCGAGGGCCGGGTCGATTCCCGACTCTTTCGCCTGGGCCATCGCGCCGATGATCGCCGACATGGCGCGCGCCCGGCCGCCCGCGTCGAAAGCCTGCAAGGGCTGCATGACGTCAATGCGCACTGCGCCGCCCAGCTTCGCCGACGCCTCGGCCGCCAGCAGTTCGGCCATGGGCTGCAACTGCCACGTTGCCAGATGCCGCTGCGCCTCGCGGATCACGGGGCCTGTCGCGGATCGGTTCAACAGCGCAGGCAAGACGCCATAAGCAGCAGCGATGCCGTCTCGGGCGGCGTCCAGCGTCTCGGCCGTCATGGATTTCGACAGGTCGGGGCTGAGCTGATCCGGCTTCTGGCCGAGCTGGGGATTCATCCCGGCCGCCGTCGCCTGGGCTACACCTTCCAGCACAAGCGTCGATCCGCGCCGCCCGCGAAAGGCATGGCGCAGCGTCTCCATGTCGTCGGCCCCGCTGTCGGGAAGGTGTGCAATGATCGAGCCGAGCGGGGCGTTTTCGAACACCTCGGCCAAGCCTGTTTCCACCGCATGGAGCATGGCCCCCGTGAGGCTCGCCCGGTGCAGGGGTGCCGTGCCCGTCCAGGGCGCGGTGATATCGGACCCGATACGCAGATGCAGCACCTCGGCGGCAAGGGCCGTCACGCTGCGCCCTGCGCCCGCCTCTGGCACAGTCAGGCGGTAGACGCGGGGGATGCCGTCTCGGGTCGTCAGCGACCAATCCACGGCAGGGACAAGGCCGGTGTCGCGGATCAGGAACACCGCTTCGCCGCGCAGCCCGGCCGAGCGGGCGATCAGCGCCATCGTGCGCCGGTCAAGGAAGGGGGTGCCTTCCACATCGGCGGCGGCGAAGGCCGATTCCCAAAGGCCGAGGCACGTCTGCACCGTGGCCGTCAGTTCGGCCAATCCGCGCCGCCCGCTGATGTAGCTGTCGCGGGCTGCCATGACGGCGGCGGTGTAGCCCGCGCCGCTCGAGCGGATCTCGGGCTGGGCCTTGCGGCGAAACCAATCCATCACGCCCATGTCAGGCTCTCCATCGGTTGAGGGCGCGCACAAGGCCCGCGTCGGGTGCCTCGCAACCGGGCGTCCAGGCGCGCGCCGTGATCTGTGCCTGGGGATAGGCGGGACGGGTCACGGCGCTCAGTTCAAAGAGCTCGGCCGCCGTCACCGTTCGGCGCAGGGTTTCGCCCTGGCGCTCGATCCGCTCGCCACCGGGCAGGACGCGGAAGCCGGGCGAAAGGCCCCGGATCAGCCCGGCCTTGTGGGCGGCGAGGAAGTCGCGCGCCCAGCTCGTGCCGGTGTCGATCTCCGCCTCGATCTCGAGCCCGGCGTCGGTGTCGCGCAAGGTCAGGCTGCCCGCCTCACGTGATGCCAGCGGTTTGGTGTAGTCGTGCCCGGACAGCAGATGGATATCCTCGCCCGCGTCGATCCGGGATGCGAAGGCCCTCGGGGCGACGGCTTCGCGCCGCCCCGGTGCCAGCTCGGTTTCCGCGCCATAGGGGAACACCGCCCGAAGGCGGGTTGCCCCGCCGTCGCTGCGCAGTTCCAGCGCGCCGAGCGATGCGCCCCACAGCATCACGAGACCGCCAGCTCGAGGCCGGTCAGCACCTCGACCTGGGCAGGCCGGGCAACGGTCACGTCCATGGTCGCAAGTGCCGTGATGCGAAGGCCGCCCGACTGGGCGTCAGTGTACGGATCGCGGATCATGTCGACCGCGCCCCATGCGCCGACGAAGACCGGGGCCACCCCGCCGGCCGCCGTGGTCAGCACCGCCGAACAGGCCGAGGGAGTGCCGGCCGGTGCCGCCAGACCGTTCGCCGTCATCACGACTTCGCCCAGGGCTTCGGTCAGCCGGTCAAATTCAAACTTGAATCCGCCGTCGCCGACCATCTGCCCGTCGAGGAAGTCCCACAACTCGGGCCGGATCAGCGCCCGCACGTCGCCGGGGCCGGTCGCCGCGTTGCCGGTCAGGAACCGGGTGACGGCTGCGCGGAAGGCCGCCCAGCTCGCAACGGCGTCCACCGCCGTGGCATTGATGCCGTAGGTCGCCGCGCCGGTGATGATGCCAAGCGGCTGGCCGTTCGCCCCGGTGCCGAGGAACACGGCCGCGTCCATCGCCTGCCCCATGGCGCCCTGCATGTCGCGCCGGATCGCCTGCTCGAGGGCCGCGCCCGACTGTTTCAGCGCCTTACGGGTGATCCGCATCTGAATCCCGAGGTTGTGGTCGGGTGCCATCGCGCGATCCGTGGTCGCGTAGGCAGTCGGCCCGGCGACGTTGGCGCTCTCCCCATCGGCCCAGCCCGCCGCGACGGCCGAGGTCGTCACCGGCCATTCAACCGCGCCCGCCTCGATCGCGATCATCTGCGCCCCCATGCGGGCCGCCACGCTGTCGGGGAAAAGCCTGTCGATGATCGGCATGGTCTGCACCGGGTCAGGCGTACCGCTGGCCACCGTGTTGCGCAGTTCGAGGGCCTGCCAAGGAACCGGAACGCCCCGGAAGCCGCCCGCGTTGCGCAGCTCGGTCACGATCTCGGCCGTCTGGCCGTTGAGGCTGCGCCCCTCGTCCAGGTGCAGCGCGACCTGGCGAAGCTCGAAACCCGCCATCATCTGCGCCCATTCGGTCGCCGAGCGCGTCTCGAGGTCCGCGCCCGCTTCGCGGCGTTCGGTATCCTCGGCGATCAGCGCGGCGCGGTAGCGGGTTTCGTTCTGGCGGTACTCGAGGTCCAGTTCG